AAATTAATTCACCGTTTAAAATTTTCTCTTTAATAAATTCATTGCTTTCAATGACAGCCAAATTGCTTGATATTGACTGTAACTCATCAACATTTAGTTCGCTTAAAAATGTTTGTCCTTTAATTACTTCTTTCACGATGTAGGGCAGAACCCAATCACGATATATTTCATCAATAAATACGGCTATTTTGCCTTGACGATAATGATGAAGTCCTTTAGCTTCCAAGGTTACAAGTTCTTGGAGTTTAAAAGGAGTTCCGGCGCTTGGCGATTGGCCCATAAGAGCTTCTCCGGCTCCGCCAACCTGTTGAGCGTGCGCTTCCCACTCTCTTACGGCATTTTGAAAGATAACAATATTTCTAGGCGTAGTATCAAGCTGAGCTATATCTGTTCCTTGCTGAAGCTGCATAATTTCTCCTTGCTCTAAATTGGTTATTTTGTTCCGGTTCTTGAAAGTCGGATCAGTAGTCTTATAAAGCGTCTTAGCCGCATTCTCTAACATTTCTCTTTGCTGAATAACGCTATAATTAGTCCAAACCTGAGCTTCGAAAAGTTCTTCCACTCCGCCAAAACCTAATGCCCGGCCATATACAGGATCGCGTTTTAAGAACTTGAACAGAGGCTTAGGTTCTTTAACCGCGAATAAAGTAACTCCGACATCTTCGCCGTTTTTGTTTTTATAAAACCCTATTATGTGCATTTGCGGCGCATATTCTTCCGACTCTCCTTTAAGCATGCTTTGCGGGAATACTCCGTGAACTTCAATAAGTTCTATGTATTTTCCGGGAGTCTTTGAACCAGAACCATATTGGGCTTGTTTTCGATTGTATTCGGATAAAGTAATAAGCGTATCAATATCAATATTTGCTCCATTTGATTCTTTACCCCAACCCTTGGCTTCCATTTTTTTCAGTTGATCGGGATTAAAAAAGTGTCTTATGCCAAATGGCCCGCCAAGAATATCGGTTTGATCGCAAAAAGCCAGACTTAGCATATTCACCACCTCTGGTTTAACTCCTTCTATGTTTTTAACCAATGCTCCGCCGTAATCAACGTAAGATTCCACAAGTTCGTCTATGAAAGTATCCAATCCATGTTCTAGGGCCCATTGGTTGTGGAATTTATCTACTAGAAAAGATTTATAATATTCTTCCGAATCATCCACAAAAAGCTCGATGTCTTTTACATCAAAGCCTTCGGTGCGGTATTGGATATTTACAATCGATCGGACAATATTCTTATAGGGCCGGTTGTCTCTGTCATCATTATCGCTGCCGAATTGTGAATTTTTATACAAATAAGAAAGCCGGACGTGTTCATAAAAACTCCAGCGCCAGCCATCCGCCAAATCTACCGGCATCCGAAAGTTATCCATTTGCGTGGTTACAAAATCGTATATGCTTTCCATTATTTTTGATTTAATAGCTTTTCTAACATTGTGGCCCAGTATTTACGATGAGAAATATTTCTTACTATATTTCTTAACGGCTTTAAAAACATAAACTTTTCAACGGTTTTATCTCCGCGAGTTATCCACATTGTGCCTTTAGTTTTTATATGAAGAAAATGCAGCTTCAGGTTTGAAAAAGCTTCCATAACCGAGTTTCCTTCTGAAAAGTAATCAACACCGGCTAGATTTAACTTTAATTTAATGGGGTTATCTTGAATGGGGACAACAATAGGTTCGATAATCGAAATAACCTTATCTTTCTTTAATTCACCTAGTTTTTTCAGTGTTTTTTTATTTTTGCTGCCTATTGGTCTAGACATAAAAAAGAGCTAGTTGGGCTACTAGCTTGTGTCGGTTTGAGAAAACACGGGCGAGTAGCCCTTTTGCTCAAACCTAATATTTAGTTAATTCCATTATACTACAAATTCGCCAGAAATACAAATGTTAATATCTTTTTCTTTGTGCCTTTCTTTCTTTTCTCCGGCAACTTTTGTGAGTCGGTATATCTTCTATGTTTTCTCCTGTCTGAATACGTTTATAAAGAATTTCTTGACCCTCCGAAACCAAAACATTTTCTCCACAGAAATAACATTTTCCGGCTGATTCTCTAGCCATGGGTATATTTTTAAAGCATTTTCCATCTTGGAATAATCTTTTGTCAGCTCCTCTCCGCATTTTATATCTTTTAAGGCTATGTCTTTTTCAGTGTCATAGTTTGGCTCAGAACTATGGTTAATAAATGTTATCAACCAGGCCATGTCATTCGGATGAATGAAGTGGCTGCCGTTAATTATGCTTGGCCAGCGTTCCAGTACCAACTTCCTGACTTCCGGGAACAATTTGTTCAGGCTCCCGTAAGGTATCGTAAACCAAGTCAACTGATGTTGTGGGTGTATTATTTGTGGCGGTATCAGGTAAGCTCTTTCTCCTTTTTTTATGTCTCTTACCGCAATGACACCTATGCCCTCTATTTTTGACACTCCCAGTTTTACCTTTACGCTTGCGTTTAGAAGATTTATTTGTCTTTCTTGTTCGTTCATTTTTTATTCTTTTCCAGTTTTTATCTGCTATGGCGCTTGGAGAATTTAATTCTATTAAAGCCGTCCGACCTCCGAACATTTCTCCAAGCTCCCTGCGATTTATCTTATCATCCATCATCCTAATTGGTTGTGTTTCAGAAAACTTTGCCCTTGCTTTTTCGGCAGCCCATCTGATCAAACGAGGATCAGTAACAGCTATTTTCTGGCCAGTCGCTTCATAAACAATTTGATCTATCTTTGGAGCCGTTGGCTGGGGTCTTGGTTTAACTCCAAGTTGCCGCCAATTTATCCATTGGTTTGGAGATACGCTTTTTGGATCGAAGTTATCCATGGTTTAATAACCTTTCTTTTTACCTTTCTTTTTATGCGGCATATTAATTTTTAGTTATTTATAAATTTCGACCTATCTGGCTGGGTTTAATTTTGGCTTTGGATAATTTACTAAATGTTTTTCAAAAATTCTGTCCATATAAGTTTTTTGCTGAGCTATTTTGCCGGTTGTCATTAAGGCATAACGAATCGCGTCAAGGCAATGATTGTTGATGTCTTCTGGTTCATTCAACACTTTTCCGGTTTTATCGGTCATCCATAAGTAATTCCTGTATTCTTTTATCAAATTCACGCTTTGTTTGGTTACACTTATTTGCTGATCTTGAATAATTTGAATGCCATAAACCACCGAATCTCTGCCTTTTTCCGCTCCACTAATATTCACTCCATATCCTCGTATCTCATCTATGCTTTTAGGTTCGGCGCTGTCAGCTATAGTTAATGCCGGCTTATAAGTCTTTAGTGTCTCGGCTATCTCGCGATTAGACATCCCAGTCCGGTATACTTTCTCATCCAATATCCAGCCATTGTTGTAATAATATACCGCTACAATGGCCGTTGGATCATTGGTATAACCAAAGTCTAATCCATATCTCTCTAATCGCGCTTCGTGCGGAACTTCATCTATTATTTGCCAGCCGTTGTATATCTTGCCTTCGATGTCCCCAAGTTCTCCCAATCCATACACCTTCCACCAATTAGCTCGACCCCTCCTTTGCTCTATTGAACTTACAATATTTTCACTGAGAGCCTCATTATCTTGATAGGTTAATTTTAAAAATTCCGTTTTTTCTTTATTTTTTAATTCAGTTAAGGCCCAGAACTCGCTTACCGGATTATAGTCAATTATGATGAACTCTTTGGTTCTGACTTCTAACTGCTCGTAAGTTTCAAAACTGATGTTGTTTGCTTCATTGATAAAGAGCCTGTCTCTGCGCGGGCCACGCACCTTTCCGGGTTGATCGGCCGAAAAGAATTCTATCTTGCTACCGTTATGAAAAGTATAAACATAATCCGTCTTATTCCAATTATCATCCTCATAAGCGTTTTGTGTTTCAAGAATTTGTAAAAAGTCTCTTATGGCCCCCCGTTTTAGATGTGGGAAACTCTCGGAAACTATGCTTGTCAAAGTTGGTTCTTTATCTAATACGGCCTTCGCGGCTAAATACATTAGCACCCCCACCGTCTTACCGGCCGCGGTTCCGCCTTGAATGATTCTAACTCGCTTTTTCAGCTTCTTTATTTTCTGATATGCTGTTGTTTTCTGGTATGTCATCAAATGGAACAACTTGAGCTTTTATATTTAGTTTTTCAGGAGATTTCCCCATGAATTGATCGGCCACATAAGTGGGATTTTTCGCTATTAAATCGTTAATTATTTGTTCCCACCTTTCACTTGCCTTTTCATCAAACCTGGCTCTCCGTTCCTCCTCTAACAGCGTTTTCACATTCTTGCTTCCTTTTGGCCTTCCGGTAGCTAATTTGTGTCCTTTTTGAAATTTCATTTGTTT